GTCTGCTGATTGCCCTCAATGTAGCGAATCAGGCGGGTTTCCATGCCAACAAATTGCAAAAACCAAATGGCCGTAGCGTCTGACCAACCCAAATCAAAAATCACATGAACAGGCTTGGATGCGTCATATGGCACACGGGTGATTCGCCCATCGAGTTCAGCCATTTGCATTTCTTTAGCAAAGACTGCGCCATCTACCGTCTGGCGGCAAATACCTTCCCAAACCGTGTTGTATGCCTCTAGGTCACGATCCCGCAAAGCATCCTTTTCTAGTCTGAGCGTGTCAGGAAACCACGGATTGTCCGACCAGTTGATCTTCTGCACAATGCAGTCAGCTGGGGGGTTTAATACAAATCGTTGGTAAGTTTCGTCAGATTCCAACTCAGGGTTAAACGTGATCCATATCTCTGAGTCTTGTTTACGGATCGTTGGGATCAGGATATTCCAAGACAATCGGCTAGTGGTCTGCGCTTCCTCAACCCAGCAAATGTCCACACCTTCAAAGGATTTGATGTTGGCAACGTTGTTCTTTAGACCGGCAAAAGCAAACTCTGTGCCATTTGAACCACGGATTGATGCTTGGGTGATTTCGTAAAAACCTAGCAGGCCAAGAGATTCAATCTGGTCGCACAGTAACTTGTGGACAGAATCTTTAATGGATGTTTGAAACTCACGGGCGCAAAGAACACGGATTGGTTTTTTAGCCCCAAGGATCAATAATGCACGGGCCACGCCCCAAGACTTCGCCCCACCTCGACCACCGTATAAAACTTTGTACCGTGACTTTTCAAATAGGCAGGCTAACTTTACTGGAAACTGAGCCTTTGCAATTGCGCCTTGTACGTCACTCATTAGTCTTTGGAGTTACAAACGATACCTCAATGCCTTGTAGCAATGGCGCACCGTCTGCACCTGTAATCTCAGTCTTAGTTGATTCCCGATACTTCTTAGGAAACCGTGCAGCCATCGAACGTGACCAGATCGAGGCGTTTAATTTAGCTGCGCCTTGTTCCTCAATCATGTGCGTTTGGGCAATTGTTTCCCACCAATATTGCTCAAATTCCTTTGCTGTTTCCAAGGCGTGCGAAAATTCAGGGTGAACATCACGCCATTCGTACATTGTGCGAGTGCCAACATCGAGTTCGCAGGCAATTTGTTCAACACTTTTGCCCAATTTCCCAAGTTGAATCACCCGTTCACAAAAGGCAGGATCGTACTTGCTGGGTCGGCCTACTGGATTACTCATTGCTCATCGAATCCGAATTAGCCTGTGCCTCATCAATGTCTGCCTGAGTCTGTGGCGAGTCAATAACTTGGTTGTATTCGTTCAAGAGTTCCACCGGAACGCCTGGCTGCTTTAGCAATGCCGCTACATCCTCATTTAATTCTGAAGTGTTCTGTGGCGTTGGAAATGGCAGATAGACGTTAGGTGTCATTCTTGTGGCTCAGTTGAGGGTTCTTGTGGTGCTGCGGGTGTTGCCTGCTTTGCCATCTCAGCTAAGACTTCCTCAGATGTTTTGGCAATGATGGCAGGAAACTCACGCAAGGCTGCGGCAATAAAGTTCCATTGCTGCGGTGTTAGGTCTAAGATCATTTTATTGCCCGTGAATAATTGCAAAATTGATAACTGGGGCTTCTGACAATGAACCACCGGTGTTGTTGTACAAACCGATTACAGCCGACCCTGCCGACAGGTTTGCAACGTAAGGCCAGTATGCGCCACTTGTACCGCCTGACCCTACATTAACAATCATTACATCATTGGCTGAAATCATGCTGTTGGTCAGCGTAAACAATGCGGTTGCGCCAGCACCAAGTGCTGCACCGTTCATTATGATTTTACCGGCTGACTTGTTTAGCGTCACGCCAGTTGATTTGCTTGTGGCCTGTGTGACTGCGCCCTGGGCAGCTGTCGAATAACCAATTTCTTGTGATGCGTAAACGGTAGTGAACTCTGGATCAGAATAAGCAACACCAATTGCGACTGAATTTGACATGATATTCCTTTAGATTTGAACGAAACAAACGTCTTTCCAAGACATTACAAGATATTTTTCCTGCCCTTCGTGGTATTCGTGATAACTCAGGTATTCATCGTTACCCATCGTACCAAAGCGAACAAAATCGCCCACTTGTACTTTATCTGCGGCTTTCGGCCCGACTGCTATGACCGTACCCATATTATCTTTCTCAGACATGATTACGTCAATAATCGTGCTTTTTACCCGTGGTTGCGGTTTGACAACAATTTTGTCTTGTAATGGTCTAATCACCTGAACCCCCAATAATTGTAGGGATGTGATCTGCTTTGGCAGGTCTGCCACGCTTTTTCATTACTTCTTGATACGGTTCAACGTTTACAACGATTTTGCTGTATTCGCCGCACCAATCGCTTTGATGCTTGTTGAACGTTTCGGGATAGCGTCTGCACAGCCCCATGAGATCACCACGCCGCCAAAATAGACAGTCGTAGCATGAGGCACTAGAATTGATAGCAGCCATTCATAACTCCTATTATGTTTGGTTAGAAAGCCCAATAATTGCGAGTTATTGGGTTTTCGATTTAATCGCCACGCTTATGTTCGTAGCAAATCCCTTCTGTGCGGCCTGTGTCAAATTTCTTGTCTTTGCCCACGGCATCCATCTTGCCCATTCCAACACCGTCTTTTTTCATTTCTTTGCGCTCGACCTTAGTGTCTGATGATGCTGCACCGGCTGGGCGTTTGAAGTCGTTACCGTATTTCATGGTGATTTCCTTATTTCAAGAATCTAAGTTTGTACAACGTGCTGTTAATTAAGCCTGCAATTTCATCAATGATGTTTTGCAATTCTGTGTCTTTAGGCAAATGTTCCCTGCTTTCCTCGACAAACTCTTTCAAACCTTCAAAATACTTGACCGGCTCTCGTTCACCGTGAAAGTCTGATGGAAACTTTTTAATTTGGTCGTATTTGCCTTGGTACGATTCAGCCCAACGATCAACCAGGTCAATAATTTGGTTGTAATACTTTCGCAAAGCCTTGTGTTTTGCGTAAGAATCAGTAGAAAAATGCTGAAAATGGGCAATCGTGCCGCTATGCAGCAAAACAGAGATAAAAGCGGCAGCGTCTTTTTCCATTGCTATATTGTGCTTAATTTATTCAAGAATTGCAATCACAATTGTACAACCGCCGCCTTTTTTGATCTTTCCCCTAGCTATCTCAATCTTGTCAAATTGACCGTCATCATCAAATACGCCTGCGTCTTGCAAAGCGTCAAATAAGCCCTTGAGCCGGTTATCTAGGTCAATGCTGCGCTTATCCCGTGGAAAGATTGTAATGATCGCTTGTAGCCTGTTAGAGCCAAAACTAGGCACATTGTTGACGGTAACGTATTCTTGCACCGCCAGTTTGTAATCTCTGCCGCCTTGACTAAGGATTGTTCTGCCCCTGAAATTGCGCCAATAAGTATTCATTGATGGCGGTAACGGCAGCTGGAGGGTAGCAATCATTTAATCCCCACAAAAACATTCAAGGCTTTCATCATCAAATAATGAAATTTGATCTTTTTGGAATTGCATCATTTGTGCGTAAGTTGGTTTGTCGTTAGAAAATCGCCCACCAGTCTGCTTTTCCATGTTTGCCCACCAGATTGCTCGTTCAGGCTTTTGAATGATTAATCCACCTAAAATGCCCGTTCCTTTTAAAAAACAAAGGTCGCAATTTGATGCGCCGTTAAATTTTGCTAGTTCCAAATCAAATGGCTGGCTATTCCAAAAATCCCAAACAATGGCTTGAGTTACCCCTTGCGTTGCTAATGGTGTAAGTTTTACGTCTGCATTGACCCGCATCTTAGCCACTCTGCGTGGTTCGTCTGCCCGTATACCAACCAAAGTGTCGTATTCAGGCTTATTAATTGATTTCATATAACGGTCAATTGTTAATACCTTTAGTTCGCTAGTGCAAAATCTGGCAATTGCGTTGGGCAAATAACTGCGTTTTGTTATCAATTCAGCAAATGGTTCACCATTTCTGCTTGCAGATGCGTAATCAACAACTTTAAATTTAGGGTTTTCTGCTTGATATTCCAACCATATGATCGGCACACCCCAATTTACAGAGCAATCGTTCACAAACTTTAAAGTGGCTTCTTCTTCTTTGCCTGTATTGGCAAAACATACAATTGCGTCATCTGGCATCGTGCCGCCGTGTGCCTGCAATACCTGGTATAGCATATAGGCTGACGTTCTGCCACCGCTAAAACTGATGCAAGTTGGCTCTGTAATTTTGTATGGATTTAGCATTTGATTAAATCACGCTCAAACAATTCACCAATCGTGCGCCTGTGAGCAATTTCCCAAAACTCCCTGCGCTGCTCTTTACTTAATTTGTTGCCTTGATCTAAATCCATATGGCAACTAAAGCATAATGCCGCAACCCTGTAATCTGATGCTTTGATGCCTTTTCCCTTACCGTCTGCTAGTTGGTTTGAATGGGCCGCAACCACAGTTCCATCTTCGGTTTCGCAAAGTTGGCACGGCAGCTGGCGGCAGGCAACTAA